AAGGGGCGTACCTATCAGCTGGAAGACCGGAGATCTCCGAAGATGGGAGTGGGTAGCCTTCTGTATCCATTTTGTACGATAATAGAGCCCCTCAGGACCGCCAGTAATAACGCGGACTTTGAAGGGCTCCTTCAAACCAACAAAGCGTGCAGAGTTGGCTGCAGCTAAGGGGTTGGAAGAATCATATTCGTAGGATTCAGCAATCAGTTCACGGCCAGGTGAGTCAATTGTTATGAACTCATCATGGCCAATGCACTCTTCCAAGACAGGTTCAGGAATGTCCTGAAATGAGTAAAACCTGTTGGGGAAGGCAGATGTTTTTGGGGTAGGAATTGAGTACGTGCAAAGGAATTGTCTTGCACGCACGAGAGAACCGAGTGCCCCACCAAGCGAACGCTTGGAGAGAACATGTCCAGAGATAGAGGGGACATAGGTAGCCTGGGGTTTATACCACCCGGGACCATAGAGCTCGAAAACAGTTCGGCGGACCTCACCACAGAGACGATCAGATGAAATATCGATCGCCCCGGTGGGGTTCCACAGTTCAGTTTCGAGGTCATAAGGTACCGTGTAGTCTTTCGATTGTGTGAGAGAAGAAAAAGTCTTCTCCACACCCTGGGTGACCAGGTTATCGGAAACCTCCGGAAAGCCTTTCTTAGCCTGAGTAAAATTATTTCCAACATGAAGATCGGTTTTATGGCGCTTCGCGCGTAGCCACCGTGAGGCAGCACCACCAAGAATGGTGTCCGAACGATCATTTTCATGTAGGAAGTCAGGCCGTGACTCAAACTCGGTTTGACCAAGGAGACCACAAGCAATATAATTGAGCTTGTGTTTGATATACTTTTCTCCGAGGTCACAGCAATTCAGTATGGTAAGTATAGAAACCAGGGACACCAGGTGAGGGGAGGATCCCCCAAGCCGGTGCTCGAAGCCGTTGTCCTCAAACAACTGAGCTAATACTGAACACTGGTCTCGTGATTTATCAACGAGAGTAGTGATGTGCTCGTCCCAACCAACGAAATCAAGATCCACAGATAGAAACTGAATAAGTAACTTTTCAGCAACTTGTGGCAAATTGATAAGGTGATAGGGACAAACGGGCGCAGGTCCTCCTAAGAGGGACCGGGTCGAGCAGCAGGAAAATAAGCTACCCGACCCCAGAGTGGTGTAGTCACACTCTGACCTAGAGACTTTACCATCAGGGAAGGCACGATGGAGCTCCTCTACTAGCAGGAGCAGATGATTCTTAACAAACAGCAAGGACCCTTTGTCCAG